TGATGGTTTTGCTTTTGCAGGATTACCATAAACCCTTAATTAAAAGGCAAATCATCATCTACAACACTACTTGATTCAGCAGGTGATTGTGATTCTGGTTGCTTTGAATTATCAACTCTCCAAGCAGATAGGTTTGTGTAATACTTCCCTTTAAACTCGTTAGCATTTACATTGAATTGCACCTTGATTGTATCTCCAACCTTATTGTATTTTAATAAGTTATCAATCTTCTCTAAATGCTCTCCTGCAGCAAATAACTCAAAAGGATATAGATTATTATAATCTTCTGCTGTTTTAACAATGAATGGTTGTTTTTTCCATTCTCTACCATCTTTTGTAGTTCCTGTTGTTTGTTCTAAGAACTTTTCTAATTTACCTGTTACTTCTAAACTCATTTCTATTTGTATTTAATTAATTAATTTCTTTTAAAATCCTCTGATTCATCTTCTCCGAATACTCCTAACTCATAAAAACCTGTTAGTTTAAGTACTGCTCTTGACATTGCTCTCTTTTCTGCCATTTCCATAACATACCAAGTAGTTGTATTACCAACTTCTACCCATTTTTTAGTTACAGTATCTTGTTTTTTACCACCATACTTAGCACTACCAAATGTTTCTATCTTGGCTTCACCTTTAACTGCACTTGCCTTTACAACACAAAACTCTGATTCTACTGTGATAGCATCATAAGCTATAAAAATATTCTCTTTTGCTTGTATCTTATCAATACCTTGTCTTGTAATAATTAGATAATGCTTATGCTTGTACACATCATCTTGTGTTAACTCGTACTTCTTGTAGAGTTCTGCTACTTTTTCTCTGTTCATTTACTTAAAATTTAATATTAATATCGTTTACGTCTTTCTGTATAGTTATTACAATATAACCCTCTGCACTTTCCCTTATCTTAGATTCTAATGATTCTATTTGATTATCGCTATAAAACATTGGAACTTCTAATACTATTATTGGCTTAGGATTCATCTAATATTTCTTTTCTAATTATTCTTCTGTACTCACTTGGACAATCCTTATCAGTTACTTCTAACAAATAAGTTTCTAATAGTAGAACTCTTTTCTGTAATGATTCTACTTGTGCGTTCTTAAAATCTACTAATTCATTCATACCAACTCCATTTTCTTTTTAAATTGTTTTCTGTATTTACCTATCACAAGAGTATCTGTATCTTGTAATGTATCACCTACACATCTCTTGTAGTTCTCTAACCACTTGTAACACTCTTTCTTAGTCTTGTAGTTGTTAGAGTATCTAACCATTCTACCTTTGAATGGAATCATCCATCTGTAAAATATTTCTTCTTTCTGTTTCTTCATAATTATTGTTTTTAAATTCTATGCTAAATTACACATTATTTCCAATTACACAAACTTTATTATGTTAAAATTATGTTAAAAAAAGAAAAGGTGGCTTTTTACACCACCTAATCCATAAAAACAAAGAACAAATTAAAACAAAACTATTTCTGGTTTCTTAATGTAGTTATCAGTATCAAAATATATCCACTCGTTATGTAGGTGTATTCTCTCAATTCCATACTGAATTAGACCTCTTACAATCTTTAATCTTTTTATCTTACTTATACATCTGAATTTAATAGCTTTACCTAATCTATGAGGATTATCAGAACTTAATCTTAATCTATCTGCATAAGGTTTTGAAGTATATCCTAACATTATAAAAGCGTTTATACGTTGCTTATAAAACACTTCATCTAAGATGTGTACAGGTGCAGATTCCATAAACATTTTACCAGAACCTAATTTCTCTGGAGAATCAAACATACTCCATTTAAGTACCTTTAAACCCTCTTTATCAAGTTCTTCTGTATAAGAATCTGTGTACTCTACAGAATAATATTTTATAACATCATTTCGCTTCTTGTAAGGCATATTTTACTTTTTAATAATATAACTTCTTCGACACTAAGGTCCTCAAGATGACTTATAATATCTGATATTGTAGCGTTTTTAAGCATATCTTGAGCTTTATCAAACTTCTTATACCTCTTACTTAATTGAGTATTAATATACTCATAATCATTTCTTGTTTTACCCTCTAATTCAATTCTATTCTCTATCTCTTTTATAGCGTGAATAACCATATCGTGATTCTTATTAAAGAAACCACCTACGTCATCTAAGGTTAAATTAGTATAATCTCTTATCATCTTCTTAGTCATAAATCTTGCATCAACCAAGAATCTGTATCTCTTAGGAGTTGTAACATCAAAACCATAGTATTTATTACACCAATTTAAGATGTATTTACCTGTTTTTAACCCAATATCCCTTAATTCTTTTTTAGCTTTAATATGCTCTGCTGTTGGTAGTCCAGTTGGATTCATAATGTTTATTGTTTTTCAGTTCTTAAATATTCTATTTCTCTTTCTAAGTAGTCTTTTGCTTTAAGTAAGTCGTTTAACTCACTTTGTTTTTTTCCTGCTCTAAAGACGTATTTACAAATGTTACCTCTATTAAAGGATAATTGGTAGTCGTTTATTACGTCTATTAAATCGTAGTCTTTACCACAATCGTAGTGTGTTGTTGTGCTTTTCATTTAGTTATCTAAAAAGTTAGTTAGTTTTATCTTCCAATCTTCTGGTATATCATCTAATAAGTCGTAGAACTCGAAGTTAGTTATCTCATCTATAATCTTAGCTTGTTGTAACTTCTCTATATGTTCTACTAAGTAAGCTACGTAAAAACCCTCCTCAAATCCTAATTGTATTTTATAACTCATTACATATTCATTTTTACATTAAAAGCACAATGACCACCTATAACAATTCCTACTCCAATAGCTTCCTTTTTACCACCTTGCATATAACCCATAGCATAACTTCTGCTATCAATACCACAACCTACTGCCATTGCAAAGATTGCTCTTGTTTTACCAAACATCCATTCTACATACATATCAGTATGGTAATGACCACTAACAGTAGATACCATATCTCTTTTAACTGCCATTCTTGGTTTACCACTTTTATCTCCGTGAACATATCTTACTCCATCGTAATAAACATCAGTAACAAAGTTCCAATTAGGTGTTTCTAAGACTTCGCTAAACTCTTTTATCCATTTACTTGGTATGTTAGATGTTTGTGCTTTACGAATGATAATTCTATCGTGATTTCCTAAAGTTACATCAGCCTTAGGAAATGCTTTATACCATTTAGCTAATTTCTTAATCGCTTTATCTAATTCATACTTACCACCGAAACCATCAGCAGAAGATTCGTGATAACTTGAATAATGATTGTCAATTATATCACCTATAAACACAACTCTATTACAATTATGCTTTTCGTATGTTTCTTTACAGAACTTTAAATAGTCTTTATGGCAAAAAGGTTCGTGCAAATCACCTATTACTAAAACTCTATCTTCTTTTTTAGTTAGGTTCTCGTAGGCTTTTAAAACCTTTCCTTTTATACGTGGTCTAAAATCTCCCATTACAACCCTTTATAATTAGCAACCTTATCTAAATCTTCTGTAAGATAACGAGGTTCGTCTATTTTAAAAACAAATGTACCCCTATAATCTTTAAGAGTAAGTTCGGTGTATTCCTCGTCTTTAGTGGTTTTCTTTACGTTTCTAATCTTCCAAGTAGTTTTCATATCTTATTGTTTTAATTGTTTGTTAATCTCTTTAAATTCTTCTATTGTAAGGATTACTTGATTTAAGTCAAATTGATTAATAGTTACACAACTCTTTTCAATCTTGTAGTCTGTTATCTGATTTAGTGATTTATACATCATAATTATTTATTGTGTTTATTAATATAATCTAACTTTTCACTTCTTGCTTTCTTTTCCATTTTAACTAACGCTCTAAAATACTTATCATTATTATACAATTCTTCTGTGTTTTCAGTTATTTTATCGCTTATTACCTCTGTATGTGTTTCAAGCCAACTAAGAATGTAAGCGTAACCCTCGTTAGTAGTTTTAAACGTAATGTTAAAAGTTCCAATATCTTCTTTAT